TGTGAGTAAATCTTTTCTTTAGTAGAAAATATTAATTCATTAGGTGATGACTTTAGTATGTCTTCTACTGCACCATCTGATGATAATAATGTCCATACATTGTTTCTATATATCCAAATACCTGTGTATGTTTGATCTTGTGTTACATCGCCACCAAGATACAAACCATCGTCAAAGAACTCTATACCATTTGAATATACTCCGAATCTTTCAAAACTTAGTGCTGCTAAATTCTTAATCTTATTAAAAGAAGATAGGTTTGCAACATATACATTACCTGAGTCTTGAGCAATTACATATAATAGATTGTTTTTTGTTCCCATTTCTGATATAGGTTCACCAATATTAACAGGAAAATCAAACTGACCACTTAGTCTATCCCAAAAATAAATCTTGCCACCTTTTGTTCCAATAGCAAGGTATCTTTCAACCTCTCCGAGAGCAGTAACGATTGTTGATTTTGGCAAATCTAGTGCTTCAAAGTTTACAAAGTATGTATCGCTGTCAGTTGGGTCAAAAACTGTACCAGCTACTTCCTGTAGTGATGCAACATTATTTCCATTCGCGTAATAAATTACATCGTCTTGACCTAGTATTGCTGGTGTATATTCTAAAGAGCCTTCTACAAGCTCATAAACACCCGTTAGAGAGCTTTGATTTGATTTCAGCAGTAAGAACCCATCAGAACCCCATGCCTCCTGTACTTCCCCTACAGGTCGCCCAATATTACTATTGAATGTACTAAGTAACTCTGAACTTTCGTTCCACGATAGTATTGAACCATTTGAACCTAATATCATAACTCTGTTATCATCAACCTGTGCTATTGCACCAAAGTTTGCCCTTGTTAGTGTTAGTGCAGTTAATGCTTCCCAATTATTAAATCCTGATTTACTGAATACAAAAGCTGTGTAAAAATCTCCACTATCTCTTATTTCCTTAATTGCAAGTAATATTCTTCCATTACTTGAAGTACCTATACCTGATATAAAGAACTCAAATCTAAAATTATCATTATCTCTTGTTCTTTCGTAGAAACTTTGACCACCATCTGATGATATCGTTGTACCATCAAACTCAAATAACTCAAATTCAATTCGGTGTAAATAACCACTTCCTTCTTCATATATTACCTGTGCAGCTAATACAATTCTACCATTACTTCTATATGTAGCTTGTAAATTCTTAAAATCATCATTAGTATTATATTGTAATGGTAATGAGTCTTTAAATGTTCCATTAGACCATTCATATACAGACAAAAGCCCTGCACTATCGCTAGGTTGGTTTATAATACCTATATGAGTATCATCAACCCTAACTAGTAAACTATTATCTACTGTAATTGTTGTTATTACAGAATTATCAGATACAAGTTTAATTTCTACAATAGATCCATTACCTGTTGCGTAGTGTGTGTCTGATAAAAGGGTATGGCTACTTTCTGTTATAATACTTTGCTTTTTTTCCAGATACGTTTGTGTACTACCTGAACTAATCAATGGAGTAAATGCACCTCTTGCATTATATATACCATCATTGTCGGTATCATGAAAATATCCAGCATCTTCATTAACTGCATTAGAAAAGGGTATTAAATAGTTTTGAAATGTTATACCACCTGAAAACTCTACGTCTGAAAAGTTTCCATCATAATATTCGCTGTTCTTTGATTGATAAATAGACCCTCTAGTGTTGCTTCTATTCTTTACAATTCCATACCAATCAAAACTACCATCATAGTAGTTTTTTCTTAGGTCTAGTAATGTACCCTCTAGTTGATGTATTTCATCAGGCTTGTTTCCTATACGCAAAACACCAATATCATCAATGACAATATTTCTTAGGTTAGCTACCCCAGTGTAGTGAGAGTTTGATATTCCATTTTTCCATTGTTCTGATGTTAATTGCATAGTTTTTATTGCTTAGCTGGACCTGTAAAGTGAAATTGAGTGTCTGTAACTGCTATTCCTATATTGTTAACACTAGTACCTAATATCATAGAACCATCTGTATCTATTTTGTAATATGCACCAGGTGTTAATCCTGTAAATCCTGATATTAGTCCTAGTATTTTTACGTTTGCTATTGTGTCTATTGCAACACTTTCTTGAACAAAACCAATTACATCACCATTGTATGTAGTATCTTCTGTACCTTCTATAAGTTTTATACTATCCACATCATCAGGTAATTGTTTATATTCTATATTAACATATCCTGCACCTTCATTTGGTGACCCTCTATCAATAATTTCATAATATCCTGCCTCTGGGACTCCAGGTGTTGGGTCTGATTGAAAAGTATCTATACCCATTTTTTTTTGACTTGATGAACCCTCTCTAGAATAAAAAATATATTCTAAGCTAATTACATATTTTGTTCCCTTAACCAAGTTTGAATTAGGAGAATAATCCCATTCGTCATCAAAATTAGTTAATATATTAAAATTAGATTTTGATTCAGTTTGGATAAGTGTACCTATCTTATTATTTGCAGATTCATCATATAAATATATCCTTGAAGTCCTAGAGTATGTAGTATCTTGACTACCACCACTTGTAAGTTTTAATCTAGTTTTTAGTTTTATATTATTTTCAGTACCAATAAGAATTATTGGTTGAAACATTTTTACAGAATCTCCAGGTTGAACAATTTCATTTTCATTATCTTGTACGTTTGCATCTCCTTGAGTTAGTCCTGCTCCTAAAAATCTCAATCCCTGACCTGATGATAATGCTCGAAAAGCTGTAACTTCTATAGCTGTAGATGTACCTAATGAAGAACTATTATCTTCAAAGTATTTTTTTGTAACTGGTTGTTGTGCTGTTGTTGGATCAGGAACAATAGGTGAAGAACTAAATGTCTTTACTCCTTCAACTGTTTGATCGCCTGCTTGATTTACTTGTAAGTTGTTAGATACGTTACTTAATCCTACGTTACCCTTAACAATTCCTGTTGGGTTTGTAATTTCTGGTTCTGTTAGTGTTTTATTAGTTAGTGTTTCTGTTCCTGTCAGAGATACAGCCTTATCACCCTCTGTAACATTTGACAACTTATAATCATGTGTTGTTGTTACTTCTGAACCATCTACACCTACCTTTGTTTCTAATGCTTCTACGCTTTCAGCTACAAGGTTATGTTCATCTGGGTGTGTGTCTTTAACAGGACTTTCGTTAGTCCAGTCTTTTTTAATTGTATCTAAGTTTGTTGGAAAATTTGCCATATTATAATAAATCTAAGTTAGTCCATTGAGTAAAGTTACCTAATGCACCAGCATATACTGTTAATCCCGTTAATAAATCTTTATCCATTCCTGCTGTAATGTTATCTTGACCCATCAGCCATTCACCCTCTCCTGTTTGCTGTAGGTTGTCCCACTGTGTATTTCTAGAACTCATATTACAGAGAATTAGGTACAAAAGGTGTAAGTCGCCCACGTCTTCGTCTTGATCCGTAATACTTCTTAATTCGTACGATTATATCTTGTAATAGTGCATCCATTTTTTGATACGTTGCGTTCATGTCAGATTGACTTGATGCGTAATGTCTTGCATTCCATAATGGAATAAACTCATGATAGATTTCTGCAAATCCTGCTTCTTTTGTAGTATCAGTTGTTAAAAAATAGCTTGCTGGTCGTGAGAAATATATTCTCATACCGTCTGCTAAGTCATAGTTAGGTTTAGGATATAAGAACAGTGATTCTCCTAGTTTCTCGTAATAGATAGGTGTTCCAGTCTCTTCTCCTAGTTCAGATATAGGTTCTTTAATATCAGACTCAGCAATAGGTTTCATAACTGATGCTTTCCCGTCTTTGTCGTCAATCTCAAGCCGAGATACTGTTAAATGCTTTACACTCATTGTATATTGCCCTTGTCCTGATACAACGTCAGTTACAGCAATAGGCAAGTCTGGGTGATTCTTGTCATCCCACTGCCATGAACCATCCACTGCTAATATAATAGATGTAAGCTCATCCAACGCCCTATTAGAGTGTCTTGTAAGTGCATCTAGCGAGTAATTGACAAAGTTAATGTCATTTTCAAAACCTAATAGGAATTGAGTCTCTTTTTTAATCTCTGTAAACGTCATATCTATATTATACCATGATATAGCAATATAATTTTGTCAAACAAAAACACTTATTTTTCTAAGTGTTTAATCCATCCATTATCAATCTCTGCAATACGTTGTTTAAGGTCAAGTTCTGCTGCCTCTAATGTCTTTGGCTTATGGTCTGTAAACTCTACCTCTACTTTTCCATCTACGATTTTAGGTTGGCTGAATGTTTCATACTCTCCCTTTTTTTCCAATACAAGTGGAATGAAAATCTTTGCAATTTTTCCTCGTAGCTTTACACTGCCTTCAAGTTCTGCCTTGTTTTCTTCTTGGATTTCTTTCATTCTAGCTGTAAGTTCTGCTACTTCCTTTTTAGCACCTTTTAAACTTTCTTCAATCTTCAATTCTTTCTCTAGTAATTCTAGTAACTTTTTGTTTTCAATAATCATACCCTGTAATTATAACATATGTATATAGTTTGTGCAAATAAAAAAACCACCGAAGTGATTTGATTAATGCTTAAGCGGCTAGGTCGTATTTTACTACTAGGTCTTGAGCGTTGTTCCAAAGTGCTGATTTGAAGTATACATATGCTGCATATTCCATTCCAGTCTTTCCTGAAACTCCTTTTTCTTCTAGAGTTACCCCTTGTACTCCTGTACCTGTAGTTGAAGCTCCCTTAATTCCTGCAAGTGCAGTTGTCGCTGGAAGTGTTCCTCGTACTACATAAATTTCGTGTCCCATGTAATCTTTCCCTGTAAATCCGTTGTTTAGAACTGAGTCAGCGAAAGTAAATCCACTAAGTGCTCCTGCCTCTACGAACGCTGGCATTTGGTCAGCATCAATAATAAGGTATGAACCATTAAGTGAGTTTTCGTAACCTGCTAAGAATGCAGATAGTTTTGAAACTTCTTTAATAACGTTTGCTGCCGTAAATCCTCCAGTTACTGTAATAGTATTTGAAGCTCCTGCTGCAAGTTTAACGAATAGGTTTTTATCAACTTCTTGTGCAAGTTTTGAAGCTGCAATAGAAAGGTGCTTTGATCCAAGGTCGAAATCTGAGAATACTTCCTCAAAGTTTCGGATATGGAATGAATAAATAGCTTCATCAGTAACTGTAAGATCGTCGTCTACAGTAGTAATATCTGCTGGTGTATATCCTCCAGTCATTGGTGTGTTCAATGTAACTGCTACAGCGTCTGTATAAGGATTTTCAATAACTTTAACTCCTGACTTAAATTCAGAAATTCTTTTTGCAATAGTCATTGACTCTAGATTCATTTGCAAGATACTTTCTTTTGCTTCATGAGTGAATGTTGTTGAACTAATTGTGTTTGCCATAATTGGTAATGTTTAGTAAGTTTAATAAATAAATAATTTGTTATTTACCATCTCGTACTCGCTTCAAGTCTTCCTGTGTTCCTTTCCCTTCCATGATACGCTTTCGTACTTGTTCAAGATTTTCTGTTACAGAACGACCACGCTTAGATGCTCCAACAGTTGCCTGTTTTGAAATAGCTTCTTTAGCTTGCTTGTCTTTCCAGATAGTAAAATATTCTGAGTTACGAGCATCAATTAAGTCCATATCTTCCATAACAGCAATTTTTTTAAGTTTTTCAATCTCATCTGAGGTTACTCCGTTAAAACGTAGTAAATCAATTTGATTGTCTTGTTTGTTATTTGTTTTCTTTTTAGAGTTTTGCTTCCTTTTTACGATAGCTCCCTCTGCTTTTAATGCTCGTGCTTGCCAATCAACCCCCTCTGGGTCATCTTGGTCTTCTTCTTGTAAATCTTCTTCGTTATCTTCGACTTCATCTACGATGTCATCTTCAATTACTTCTGATTTGTTAAATTCGTTTTCTTGTGACATAAACGCTAAAATGTTTTAAATGGATATAATGCCTCCACTGGCGTTTTTAAATGTATTTATTCAGTCGAACTATACTAAACGACACGCTGTCTACTTTGCGATTTTCTTCATCTTTAGGAAAGCAGAATCAAGTGCTAAATATGCTCCTTGCAATCCTGAACCATCTTTTCCTACTTTGCTATACTCTATTGACAACTTGTCAATCTCACTCTCTAGTATACCACGGATTTCATTTCTCATGATTTCGTTATTATAAAATTTGATTGTTTCCTTGTGCATTTTGTTCTACTGAGTTAATGGTTGGTATATCTCCTTGCCCCTGTGATGCCTCTAATTGGCTCTCTACGGGCTTTTTAGCTGATGGTGTACCTAATCCATATTCGACCATAGAAACTCCAGCTAGACGGGTAATTTCTTTTACAAGATTTGGTACTGTCTCTGGTGGGAATGCTCCAGTCTGGTCTTGCATTGCCATTTGTAATAGAGAGTTTAATGTTTCAAGTTTAGCTGCTACATTCTCTTCTTCACCAGTAATATCAACACGAATATTGTCAATAGCTTCTTTTAAGTCTCCTTTTTTAATATCTAGGAATTGAATTTCTTTCTTTGGTAAGTTATCCTTAACTTCTGCAATCATTTCTTGATATGTCAATGGGTCAAGTTCTTTTCCTGTCTCCAATATGTCCTGTACTTTTCTATTAGCAATAGATAAAGCGAATCGGTCATGAATAATATCAATCTCTTGTGCTGAGAAACCAGCCTCAAGAATAAAGTCTTTATTAATACCTTTTGCAACTTCAGGTAGAATCCACTTAGTTACAACCTTAGATCCAAGACAAATTCCTTTTTTCTCACGACGATAGTCAAAGATTGAGCTTGCTTGTTTAGCCTGTAGCAATCCTAATCGGTATGAAAGACCTGATGTCGTTTCTTCTCCAGTTACAGAGTCAAACGCTGACATAGTAGCCTTGTAAGAGTCTTGCCATGAATTAACAGCACTTGGTAAGAATTGTAATGAGTTAGATGTAGTATCTAGGTTCTTGTATGTCTTACCTGAACGTACTAGCAATGTATCACCACGTTTCTTTTCAGTTAGGACGTTTAAGTCATAAAGCTCTTCATCATCAGTTACCATAAGTCCTATAGATGCAAGTTCTAATGCTCTACGCTCTAGAATCTTATATAGGTTTACTTCACCCTGTGCTTCTTTTCCTTCTTCAACAACTCCTAAAGCCCAGCCTACTCCTAGACGTTTTTTACGACCATCATAGATATAATTTGATTCTTTAAGTTCCTCTTTAAATAATAGTACACCTTTATTCTCTTCTCCGCCTCCAATTACAAAGTAATGTTGTAGTGAATAACCTTTTGGAGCTTCTTCATCTGATTCTAGCTCATCTTCCATGTATACAGCTTTAGAAAATTGACCTTCAACCTCTAGAACTTCAATTACGTTAGTATTTCCCTTGTCTTTATCTTCTCGTTGCTGGTCTAAAGCTTCTAATGCCTCATCA